TGAACATGAACAAAGTCACTGACAAATTGATTGACAAATATATGAAAATGTATATTGATAAAGATAAACTCAAGGCTGCTTTGAATCGACCAATTGTTGATGAAGCTTTGATTAAGGCATGGAATGAGTTCTCACAAGCCTTTAATTGCAACTCGGGCCAAGGTCCAATTACTATGCACAGGATTACATCATATTTAAGTGCTCATCTTAAACAGCAGATTAAACCCAAAGGCGAAGAAGCTGCTTTCAAGAATAAAGGTGGACAACCAATAAAAGCTTCTGAAAAGGCAGTTAATATATTGTTATCAAATATGATGAGACTAACTAGAGAGTTACATAAAGCATGTATGAAAGAAAATTGGAGATTTGCAGCAGGAATGACTGCAAATCAAATACAACAATTCATGGCTGCTTTTGAAGACCAAATTAAAGCTATTGCCGAAGGTGATTTCATTGAATTTGATGCAACACGATCGATAATAATTAAAGTTTGGTATAATTCAATAAAGAAAATGTTTGCCTTGGACCCTAGAATATATGACTATGCTATGCAATTCTCAACACATCTTAAGGCCTTTAACAAAGCGTTCTCTATTGATCATGATGAAGAACACCAATCTGGAGCCCCAGATACTGAACCTCAGAACACAGATTTTACTATGATGGCTATAGCTTGTATGTTCTCTTTAGATGAAGTTTTAGGAGGTGTGTTCATTGGTGATGACTCTTTGGTTTGGTTTAACAAAGCTAAACCCAGAGTCGATGATTGGTTAAATAAGTTGTTATTCAAGGAACCAATGAAATTGAATTTCACTCAATTGGTTGGAGAATTTTGTAATTCGTGGTTTTCACCAAAGGGGGTATGCTATAGTATCAGGCGCTTTTTAGAGAAAATAAATATCAAAGATTTCACCGAAGTCTTGAAAACACCAGAAGCTTACAAAGAGTACCAATTGGGTAACTTGCAAATGTTAAATCTTTATTTGCACAATCCTTCAGGTGCCATCTACAACACTGTAGTTCGAGAAGGATGGTCATGGGCTAGAGCTGAAGTAGCATGGAGACAAATTGATGCTTTTTGTCAATTGCCCTATGAGCAAGCTTTACGCTTGCCATTTGTTAAGTTTAATATGTGTGACTTCGGTGGACCTGAACCGGTTCAATTTGTAAACAAGAACACAACTGAAGAACCTAACTTAGAAAATAAAATTGTAATTGAAGATTCAGAAATGAGCCATGTTGCCCAAATTCCCAAACCTCAGAGGCGTCAACAAGCCCGTGCCCGCGCCAAGGCGGTCCAGAAAGTTGCTAACGCAGGCGTCCAACTCGGTAAAGCTGAAGCAAAAGCTACTAGACCCAGAAAAGTCCCTGCACATATTGTCAAACGCAATGCAATCATTGTCAATAACAAGCCCAACAAAAAGCGAACCATCAAAGCTCTTAAAAAACGACTTACAGGAGCCTCAGCAGCAATTGCTAGATCACTCATGTTGCCAGCTGAAAGTGGAATTATTCGATATGGGGGTACCTTTAACAACAATTATACTGCCATTGCCAAGCTCTTTAGCCAACAGACAGTGGGTTGGAACGGAACAGCTTCTAACACTAATAGACAACTCAATCCAAACCAAATGCTCGCATTTATGTTTCGAGACCCTGTGAGATCCGCTATCATTTATGACTCCAATTCTGGAAATCAAACTGCTTCATACAATTTCTTTGGAGTTAACAATGTAAATATTGATGTTTTGAATCCACCAGCCCCTTCTATTGCCTGGACAATTCCAACCAATGCAAATGAAGAAACTGATATGGGAATTCGCTATGCTTTAGCTGCCAAC